CCATCCCGCCGTAAGTGCAAAGTATGCGGTGAATACTTCGCGCCGAAATTCCACGACATCCGGATCCGCTGGTGCAGCCCGGAGCACGGCGCAATCCTCGCGATGGAAGAGCGCGAAAAGGAGAAGGTGAAAGCCGCGGCGAAGCGCATTAAGGAGCAGAAAGAGGCCGAGAAGGCAGGACGCCAACGGCGCGCTGCACGTCGCAATGAGCTGAAGCCGATCCGTCACTGGGTGCAGATGACTCAGCGCGCCTTCAACGACTGGCGGCGCGAAATGCTGCTGGCCGCCGGGCACGGCTGTATCTCCTGCGGAACCAAGACCGCTTTTGCCTGGCATGCCGGGCATTACCGCACCACGGCCGCCGCACCACAGCTTCGCTTTAACCCGGACAATATCTGGCTCCAGTGCTCCGCATGCAACGTTCACAAATCCGGGAACATCGAGGCGTACCGTGCCGCGCTGGTTGAGCTGATCGGCGAAGAGCGCGTGCTGGCTCTGGAATCCAACAACGAAACCCACCGATACACCCGTGAAGAACTGGACGGTATACGCGCCAAGGCCAGAGCAGATCTTCGCGCACTGAAGCAGCAGGAGGCAGCGTGAAGACATTCACTCCAGTTGAAGCGAGAAGGTTCGTTGCCAGCACCTGGTACGAAACAACGCAGCTTTCGAAAAGAGAAAGGCTGTATGCGAAAGCCCGCGAGCTGATAAGCGGCGATCGAGCGGAAATTATCTGCCAGACAGATAACCCTGAATACAGAAAGTCCGCACGGGAGTGGTGGAATCATGACCAGAGCTGATTTCGAAAAGTACCAGGCCGAAAGCGTAAAGCGCGCCAGCATGCCGCCAGTAGCTAAGCACAGCCAGACCAAAACCAATCAGCCACATAAGGAAGCCGCATGAACAGTCAGCAACTGGAATACGTACGTCAGCAGCTCATTGTGGCGACCGCAGATCTGAGCGGGGCGACGAAAGGGCAGTTGGTAGCTTTCGCCGAGAACGCACAGTTCACAGCGACGGCGCGCAGCCGGGGCCGAAAAAAGGTATTCGACAAGGATAAGCAGCGCATGGTCAATCCTGACGGCCCGCCGATGAGTGGCAGTCAGTCGCGCGCCAAGGGATCATCTATTGCGCTGGTGGGCCCGGTTGAGTTCGTGACCGCATCATGGCGCCGCGCTGTCCTGTCGCTGGAAGACCACCAGAAAGCTTGGCTGCTGTGGAACTACAGCGAGAATATCCGCATCGAATACCAGGTGGCGATCACCCAGTGGGCATGGGCTGAGTTCCGAGAGCAGCTCGGCGCGAAGAAGGTGGCCGGCAAGACGCTGGAGCGTCTGAAGAAACTTATCTGGCTGGCGGCGCAGGACGTCAAAGCGGAGCTGGCGGGAAAGGATGTGTATCAGCACCAGGACCTGGCGGCTCTGTGCGGTGTTAAACCTGATAACTGGTGCCATAACTACGCCGACTACTGGCGGGCCATGTGCGCCATCTTTAAACGACTTGATGACGACTCTCTTCGTTGCACTGTGAGAACACGATCACAACAAAAGGCGACTTTTTCGAAGCAGGGTATTGCAAAAGTCAATTAAATAGCATACATTTCATGTAAATCTGATATCGTCGCCATAGCTTTGATTGTCGACAAAGAATTAAGAGCCCGAGGTTAACGCCTTGGGCTTTTTTATTCCCAAATTTCACAAGCGCACCGCAATGCGCATTCAACTACGTCGAACCAAACCCTTTGAAATGAGCCTTTGAGGAAGTCAGTTAGTGCTGGCGAGCCTCGACGGGCTGATTTCCTATGCGGCAAAGGTTCATCTCAAAGAAGGCAAACGCCATGTTAAAAGATCCTTCCAAGGAAGAGATTGAAAAATACTTCTTTTGCGACCCAGATGTCGGGAGCATTGTCAGGATAGCCAACTCAAGTACAGCAAAGGCTGGGGAAAACCCAATTTATGTTAACAATTGTGGTTACCACATGGTCAGCGCGCTGGGTCAGTGTATTGGTCTCCACCGAATAGTTTGGATGGTAGCGAAAGGCTGTATTCCAGAAGGTATGGAAATCGACCATATCAATGGCGACAAGAGCGACAACAGAATTAGTAACCTGCGCCTTTGCACGCCGACACAGAACAGGCAAAACAAGACCAAATATAAAAACAACAAATCTGGCTTTAAAGGGGTTTACTACGAAACAGCTCAACGGGTTAAGAAACCATGGAGAGCAAGGATTGTTGTTAATAAAAAGGCGATCAGCTTGGGTAACTTTATGACCAAGCATGAGGCCCATCAGGCCTATCAAGATGCAGCAAAAAAATATTTTGGCGAATTCAACAGGCCCTAACTTTCAGGTCCCGGGAACCATCATCGACACGCCTACTTGTTAAATCGTCCCGAGGGTCTGATCCCTTACTACAAACAGCACCCCGTTTTTCGGAGGTGATATGGCTAAACGTATGCAAGATAAAGAAAGCATTGCCGGAGTGTCATGGCTGATTGTCCTTGCTCTGTCATGCTGGGGCGGTCTGGTCCGATACCTTATTGACGTTAAGCAGAACAAAGCCACCTGGAGTTGGATCAACGCGCTGGCGCAAATTGCAGTGTCCGGCTTTACCGGTCTTATTGGCGGCCTAATTAGCGTTGAAAGCGGGCTGAGCCTTTACATGATTCTGGTTACGTCAGGTATTAGCGGAGCAATGGGCTCCGTGGCACTGACGTATTTCTGGGAACGCCTGACGGGAATGAAGAATGCAAACCAGTGATAAAGGCATTGCCCTGATCAAAGAGTTCGAAGGCTGCAAGCTTACCGCGTACCAGGACAGCGTTGGCGTCTGGACGATCGGTTATGGCTGGACTCAGCCTGTCGACGGGAAACCAATTCGCGCCGGGATGACGATTAAGCAGGAAACGGCAGAGCGTCTGCTGAAGACCGGGCTGATCAGTTATGAAAGCGATGTGTCTCGCCTGGTTAAAGTCGGCCTGACTCAGGGGCAATTCGACGCCCTGGTGTCGTTCACGTACAACCTCGGCGCCAGGTCGCTGTCGACATCGACTCTTCTGCGCAAACTCAACGCCGGTGATTACGCTGGTGCTGCCAATGAGTTCCTGCGCTGGAATAAAGCTGGTGGCAAAGTCCTGAACGGACTCACCCGTCGCCGGGAGGCAGAGCGCGCTCTGTTCCTGTCGTGATTGGAGCTCTGGTCAGGCGTTACTGGTTCCAGGTGCTGGTGGCAGCGTTAATCGGCGTGCTGGCGTTCTTCGTTAACCACTACCGCGACAACGCCATCACCTACAAAGACCAGCGCGATAAAGCCACCAAGAATCTCAGATTGGCGAACGCTACCATCAAAGACATGCAGACCCGCCAGCGTGATGTCGCTGCACTGGATGCCAAATACACGAAGGAATTGTCCGATGCGAAAAAAACCATTAACGATTTGCGTCGGGATGTCAATTCTGGCGCTAAACGGCTGCGCATCGCCGCAACCTGCCCTGGAGTGTCCAAAGCCACCTCCGCCACCGGCGTGGATGATGCAGGAGCCCCCGAACTTACTCCAGACGCTCGACGGAATTATTTCGATCACCGGGACGGAATCGAAACCGTTAACAAAATGATCCACGGCATGCAGGACTACATCAAAGAGCAGTGCCTCAAATAAACAGGTGCTGAAAATCAACAAACAGGAGCAATACATGGCTAAGTTTTACCCGCGCATCTCCACTTTCCTTTCAGGGTGCTGGGCGTTTATCGCGTCCCTTTCGCTAAACAGCGACATCATCAGTCGCGCGGCGTTCTCACTGCGCCGGGTGGTGGATCGAGTCATTTCCGCATTCGCTGTGAAAACCGCGCCTGAAAAGGCTGATTGGCGAATCGTAGAGCGAATGTGTAGCGAAAGTGTTCGAGAGAAGATTAACGTCTTTGGCCGACACCCTCGCAACACCGGCGCGCTGTGCAGTCCACTGCTGTAGGCATTACAGAAGCTCTTCACTGAGGGGCTTCGATAATGATCTGTGTAACCCCGCAAGGATGGTGATCACATCTTGCTGACGGGTAAGCCGTAAGTGGCTAAGCACTTCTGAGAAGCAGGGCAACAGCTGCGACAAGGCAAAGAGGTAATCATGTCCGACATCTACCAAATCACGCTAACCACCCAAACAGGCGAAACCTTCACAGGCAAGATGTCACGACGTCAGCCTGAGTTGGTTAACGGCTTTGTACCGCTGGCGAACGAGACGGGCGAGTGGTTGTACTTTGCTCCAGCGGATGTGAAACGCGTGCAGTTCACGCCAGTGCAGGCAGAGCAGACCGAGCAGCCAGAAGAACAAGCAACGGAGTAACTCATGAGCAAAACAGTAACATTCACCTCAAAAGTATCTCTTCGTCCATACATGAAGCCGATCCTGGTGCTGTCAGCCTTACTTCGCTGGGACTGGTTGACTAACAAGTGCTTCAAAATCGAAACCGTTACCAGCGACACGGTGCAGCTTTAAGGCGGAGTAACCCATGGTTAACGATGACGAGCGCAGGCCATATCCGCCAGTTAACTTCATCACCTCCGACAACTGGCAGCCATACACCAGGCTAATACCTGCCAATGAAGTGCATGAGTGGGTAAGCCGCCAAATCCTCAGTGATACCGGAAGCATCCACAACCCTGACCATGAGCACCTGCTTGAAGCTAACCTCTGCTTTATGTGGGCGTCTGACTCTTTCGCGAAGAAAGGACGGTATGTCCTCGGTCAGGCCGAGCAGGTAATGCTGCGCGCCGGTGGTTGGCAGAAAGCCAGAATGGAACAGCAGATGCATGAATGGTTCGGGCGCATCCCGAAGTTCATCATCACGCTGGCGGCCGATTACTGCTCACAATGTAGTGACCTCGAGTTCTGCGCGCTGGTAGAGCATGAGCTTTACCACATTGCCCAGGCCACCGATGATTTCGGCGCACCTAAGTTCAACAAAGAGACCGGACAGCCAGTGCTAACACTGCGCGGCCACGACGTCGAAGAATTCACTGGTGTCGTACGTCGATACGGTGCCAGCAAAGAAGTGCAGGAGCTCGTTGATGCTGCCAATGCGCCAGCAGAAGTGGCTCACATCGATATAGCCAGGTCATGCGGGACGTGCATGTTAAAGCTGGCGTAACAATATGACTGATTATGACAGGCAGGTAATCCATGGCGACACTGAAAGGTGAGGTCAAAGCCTTCATCGTTCAGTCCCTTGCCTGCTTCGATACTCCATCCCAGGTGGTTGAGCTGGTCAAAAAGGAATTTGGCCTGAGCATCACTCGTCAGCAGGTCGAATCCCACGACCCGACGAAAGCAAACGGCAGGGGGCTGGCGCAGAAGTGGGTTGAGCTATTCCACGAAACGCGTAAGCGCTTCCAGACCGAATTAAGCGACATTCCGATCGCCAACAAAGCATATCGTCTCCGCGCGCTAGACCGGATGATGACAAAGGCCGAGAGCATGCGAAATATGGCGCTGGCTGCCTCGCTGATGGAGCAGGCCGCCAAAGAGTGCGGGGATGCTTACAGCAACAAACAGAAGGTCGAGCACACCAGCCCGGACGGAACCATGACTCCGCGGCCGACCATCATCCAGCTACTCCCTGTTGAGCCGAAAGCATGAGTGAAGCCGTTCAACTGCCGATCCCCGCAAAGCTTGCACCATTGTTCACTGCTGTGAATAAGCGTTACCGGTGCTCGCATGGTGGGCGTGGCAGCGCCAAGACGCGCACATTCGCGCTGATGACTGCCGTAAAGGCTTATCAGTCGATGATGAACGGTGAGAGCGGCGTAGTGCTCTGCGCGCGTGAGTTCATGAACTCGCTGGAAGAGTCGAGCATGCAGGAGGTGAAACAGGCGATCCTGTCTGTTCCCTGGCTAGCCGCCAACTTTGATATCGGCGAGAAGTACATCCGCACTATCGACAAGAGCGTTAACTATGTCTTTTGCGGTCTGCGGCACAACCTCGACAGCATCAAGTCGAAAGCGCGCATCCTGCTGTGCTGGGTCGATGAGGCTGAATCAGTCAGCGAAATAGCATGGCAGAAGCTGAGCCCGACCGTTCGTGAGGAAGGTTCAGAGATTTGGGTGACGTGGAACCCCGAGCGAGACGGCAGCGCAACGGATAAACGTTTCCGCAAAGAAGCCGGCGACGACTGCATAACCGTTGAGATGAACTATACGGATAACCCGTGGTTCCCTGATGTGCTGGAAGGCGAGCGACAGAACGATCAGCGCCGCCTTGACCCTGCAACATACGCATGGGTGTGGGAAGGGGCTTATCTTGAAAACTCCGATAAGCAGGTACTGGCCGGTAAATACCGGATTGCTGAGTTCTCGGATAACCTCTGGAAAGAAGCGGAGCGTTTGTTCTTCGGTGCGGACTTCGGTTTCGCCAAAGACCCGAACACGCTGACTCGCTCGTTCATCCTGCACAACCGGCTGTATATCGAGTACGAGGCATATGGTCAGCAAACTGAACTCGACCACATGCCAGAGTTGTACGACACAATCCCCGGATCTCGTGACTGGCCCATCAAGGCCGACTCCGCTCGACCCGAGACGATCAGCTATCTCAAGCGGCAGGGCTTCAACATCTCAGCCGCTGAGAAATGGCAAGGAAGCGTTGAGGACGGGATCGCACACCTTCGCGGATTCGACGAAATCATTATCCACCCCCGCTGCAAGAACGTGGCGCGTGAGGCCCGTATGTGGTCGTACAAAACAGACCGCATCACCGGTGAGGTGTTGCCGAAGCTGGCAGACGGTTACGAACACTGCATAGCTAAAGGGCAATTGATAACCACCATGCGTGGAGATATACCCATTGAGCACGTGTTAGCCCATGATTTTGTTATGACTTCCATTGGGTGGAAGCAGGTTAAAAAGGCCTGGCTAACAAGCTACTCAAGGGAAACGGTCATAGTTTCTTCAGCAACGAGAAAAGTTATATGTACGCCTGATCATGAGGTTTTTACAGCTAACAGAGGATTTGTTCGTGCCGACGCCTTGAGGTACAATGATGATTATATTGTTACTGTGAGGGCTGCAAAATGGTTGAGTATTTCTTCTTTAATGGGAATAGATACAGAAGATACCCGGAAGCCAAGACAAGGACAGAAAGGGTTTATTTTCAACGCAGAACGCCTGATGGGGTTAGACGTCTCCATCGCGATGTATGGGAGCATCATTATGGAGAAATACCGGAAGGCTTCCACGTGCATCACAAAGATGGCGACCCACTCAACAATGCTGTCGAAAATCTCGAACTACTTTCGGAAATCGACCATCGCGAACACCATAAAGGTGACGCATGGCACAAAACAAGAAAGTCAGATTTCAAAGAGCACCTTGACAGAATCAGGCCTCTTACAAAGGAATGGCACGCTTCTGAAGAGGGTCGAAGGAAGCACTCTGAGATTGGTGCTCAGGCGTATAAAAACTTCAATCCCGATGAGAAGCTTTGTGCGAATTGTGGGAACCGATTTGTGCCTAAAAAAATCGGCTCGCAAGATAAATTCTGCTCCAACAAGTGCAAGTCAGAGGCAAGAAGAAAATCTGGAGTTGATGATGAAACTCGCTCATGCGTCTGCTGTGAGAAAGAATTTGTCGTCAATAAATATTCCCGGAACAAAACTTGCTCTAGAGCGTGTGCAATGCGTCTCAGATGGGCCAATAAGTGACGTATATGACATCTCAGTGGTTGGGAAGCATGAATTCTTTGCAGGAGGAGTGCTTGTTCATAACTGCTGGGACGGCATCCGCTACAGCCTTGACGGTCACATTAAGCGTAAAGGGCAGGTGGCCGGCATGATGATTCCGAAACGCCTTCGATAATCAACGGACACGACATGAACGATAAATTACAGTTGGCGGTTAATCACGCGATTAACGACGCCAGGCTTGCTCGCGCCCGCATGGGGATGCTTAACCCTTCGATGGGGCTGGACGCCAAGCGTAATTCTGCGTGGTGCGAATATGGATTCCCTGAGCAGGTCACATACGAAAACCTCTACGCCCTGTACCGGCGCGGTGGTATTGCTCACGGTGCCGTTGAGAAGCTGGTGGGCAAGTGCTGGCAGACTAACCCGGAAATCATTGAGGGTGACGATGCCGACGAGAGTGAAAACGAAACCGCCTGGGAGAAAAAGTCCAAACAGGTATTCACCAACCGGTTCTGGCGCTCATTCTCTGAGGCGGACCGTCGCCGCCTTGTCGGTCGTTATGCAGGCATCCTTCTGCACGTCAATGACTCCCTCGCCTGGGATCAGCCTGTAACGAAAGGCAAGATGCTCCAGAAGGTTACTGTCGCATGGGCAGGCTCTCTGACAGTTGGTGATTGGGACACTGGCCTGAACTCGAAAACCTACGGACAGCCGAAGATGTGGCAGTACGCTGAACGGTTGCCGAATGGTTCAAGTCGCCGCGTCAACATCCACCCCGATCGCGTTTTCATCCTTGGTGATTACTCCGACGATGCCATTGGCTTCCTTGAGCCAGCTTACAACGCCTTTGTGAGCCTGGAGAAGGTAGAGGGCGGGTCTGGTGAGTCATTCCTGAAGAATGCTGCACGCCAGTTAAGTATTAATTTTGATAAAGAGGCGAAACTGGATGAAATAGCCAGAGCATACGGGGTTGATTACAGCGAACTTAATGAAATCTACGATAAAGTAGCCCGTGAAATGAATATCGGGAACGACTCCGTTCTTATTACACAGGGGGCCAATGTTGCTCCGATTGTGGCTGCTGTATCCGATCCCTCTCCAACCTATAACGTCAACCTGCAAACCGCCGCTGCTGCGCTGGATATCCCGACAAAGATACTCGTTGGCATGCAGACGGGCGAGCGAGCGAGCACGGAAGACCAGAAATACTTCAATACTCGCTGCCAGTCTCGCAGGGGGGAATTGTCCTTCGAAATAGAGGACTTCTGCGACAAGCTCATTGAGCTACAGGTTATTGATGCAGTGGTCCAGAAGGCAGTCATCTGGGATGACCTGAGCGCGCAAAGCGACTCCGAGAAACTTGATGCAGCCCTTAAGATGGCGCAAATCAACAGTGCTTCAATCGCTACTGGCGAGCAGCCATTTACGGGAGAAGAAATCCGTACAGTGGCTGGGTATGAGGGATCTCCTGAGCCACTTCCAGAGGTAGATGATGACGAAGAAGAAAGCGAAGTCACCGATACTACCCAGCAACCTTAAAGATCCAACAGGCGCCGACCGCCTTGAACGCGGAGCAATGAAAGAATTTACCAGGCGAATAAAGCGCATTGGTAAAGCTTACAAGGACATTCTTGACCGCATTCCTGCATCACCATCAGTAAACCAGCGCTACACCTTCGACCTCGACTCCACCCAGCTATCAATGCTACTCAGCAATGCCTCATTGCTGGTGGATGAGATATTGGGGGCAGATAACGAGACGGGGTTCTGGTTCTGGGCTGATTACGTCAATCCGGCGTATCAGCGCGGCACGGCGCAGGAGTTCGCCAATCTGTCACAGCAGTCTGCCGTGTACGCAGCTGGACAGGAAAGCGTATCGACAATCCTTCTGAGTGAGCCGTACCGACGTAGGCTGATTCTTGTTCGCGCTCGTACCTTCGAGGAAATGAAGAACCTCAGCGCCAGTGTGAAAGCGGATATGGCGCGGATACTGACCGATGGACTTGGGCGCGGACAAAATCCACTGGAGATAGCTAAGCGCCTTACTGAGCAGACGGGGATTGAGTCTCGCCGGGCTAATCGTATTGCCAGGACGGAGATTACCACCGCGCTGCGCCGTGCGCGCCTGGACGAAGACGACGAAGCCAGAGAACGATATGGCATCCGTACAAAGCAGATGCACATATCAGCGCTCAGCCCGACGACCCGAAGCACCCATGCCGCGCGTCACGCCCATCTGTATACCGCAGAAGAGCAGCGGGAGTGGTGGGCAAGGGACGCAAACAGCGTGAACTGCAAATGCTCCACGATCGCGGTTATGGTCGATGAAAGCGGCAAGCCATTAAGTGACACCATCATCGATAAAGCTCAGAAAACATTTAACACAATGAAAGCCCGTGGCTACCAATGGGCTAAGGGTTAACTCATGCCAATGCAAGTTAATGTCACCTCGAAGGTGAACAGTAAGGCCATCCGGCGCGAACAGCACAACGGACGCGAGCACTGGGTTGTTCCTTCCTACACCCTTCCGGCGAACGTGGTCATGAACGGCGGTCTGTATCCGGCCAGTGAGATTGACCAGCACTACAGTGGCCTGGAGGGGACACTGGCACCGCTCGGTCATCCACAGGTCAACGGTCAGTTTGTTTCTGCTTTTAGTCCTGAGGGGCTGAATGTGGGTTACGTCGGGGCGTGGAACAAAAACGTCAAGAAGTCCGGCAACCGCGTCTACGTCGAGAAGTGGATCGACACAGAAGTGGCAAAGCGCACGGATGACGGAAAGCGCCTCCTTGAGCGCCTCGAAGCGCTGGAGAAAGGCGAAGATGTACCGCCAATTCATACCAGCGTTGCCGTATTCCTGGAAGAACTGGAAGCGAACGATGAGCAGAAAGCTCAGGGGGCTTCATGGGTTGCGAAAATTCACGCGATGGATCATGACGCCATCCTTCTGGATGAGGTTGGCGCAGCTACGCCAGAGCAGGGGGTAGGGATGATGGTAAATGCTGACCTTGCCACTCCACTGAAAGCTAATTCCGGCGCTCTGGTGGGGGAAACCTATCGCGAGCGTGAGCAGAGGCTGGAGAAGGCAGCGAAAGATAAATTCGCTCCCGGCGAGAAAGAATACGCCTGGGTGGCTGACTTCACTGACTCGCAAGCGGTAATCATCCTCAACAATGGCGAACCGAAGGTTTACGGATACAAGTCTGAAGGCGGAAAGATTGTCTTTGATGATACCGGGACAGAGGTTCAGCGCCAGAGTTCATGGGTTGCCGTCGTCAACAAACTCAAATCTTTTTTCACACCGCAGGAACAGCCTGCACCAAACCACAAAACGGAGGGCGACATGCCTTTAACCAAAGAAGAACTGGAACAAATCGGCAGCATGGTTAGCGAGGCCGTCGCCACCAATACCGAAAAGGCTATTAAGCCTCTGGCGGAGAAGGTTGACGCGCTACAGGCCAACCAGAAGCAACTCGCTGACACCCTGACCGCCAATTCACGCGCTGAAGAGAAAGCCAAGCGTGATGCGGTTGCTAAGGTCCATGGCGACATCGTGGCCAACGCGCTTTCTGGCGATGCCCTGGACGCAATGTTCAAGTCGCTGGGCGAAGCTGCTCCGCTGGGCACCAACAATGCTCAACAGCACAAAGAAACCGGCGCACCTGCCGCAGACGAACACTTCAAATAAGGAGCCAGACTAATGGCACGTTATCGCCGCGTTAATATCGACGGTCAGTCTCTGTACAAGACCGAAACCCGCGCCGCCGCCGCAGCACTGCTGCCCGGCACGGCTGCTGTTATCAATGGCGACAATCAGTTTGCGCAGGCAACTGCGCTGACCGGTCGCATCTACATCATCGACGTGGCCTACCATCAGGGCTTGAATATCACAGAGGCTGTTCCCGCTGGTGATTCCGCTGTTGGCAACTACGTCGAAGAAGGCCGCGAGCTGGCGCTGCTCTGCGTCGCCGGAACCTACGCCAAAGACGACCCGATCAAGCTGGGCGCAGATGGTAAGTTCACGAAGGCAACGGCGGATACCGATTCGGTGATCGGCTACAGCCAGGATGATGCAACCATTGCCGCCAGCACTACCGATTTCATCCGCGTGCGCATGCGCGTTGGCACTGTAGCTGCACCGGCAACCGGCGGCGGCGAGTAAAGGAGAGCAAGAATGTATTTTACCCCCGAAACACTGGCTGCTAACAGCCGACTGCGCGGGCACTGGAATGAGCTGTGGGCCAACCGCAACATCTTCAACCATCATCACGACATGATGGTTAACTCATATCGCCAGAGCATGACCCCGGAAATGCTGGCAGCTAACGCTGTAGGTGGCTTCGCCCGTGAGTTCTGGGCCGAGATTGACCGCCAGATTATCCAGATGCGCGATCAGGAAATTGGCATGGAAATCGTCAATGACCTGATGGGCGTGCAGACTGTGCTGCCTATCGGAAAAACCGCGAAGCTGTATAACGTGTCTGGCGATATCGCTGATGACGTTTCTATCAGCATCGATGGCCAGGCGTCGTATTCCTTCGACCACACGAACTTCGGTTCTGATGGCGACCCGATCCCGGTATTTACTGCCGGTTACGGCGTCAACTGGCGTCATGCTGCTGGCCTGAACACTGTTGGCATCGATCTGGTACTGGAGTCTCAGTCCGCGAAGATGCGCAAATTCCACAAGAAGCGCGTCAACTTCTATCTGAACGGCGACTCCAGCATTGTTGTTGATGGCCTGCCAGCTCAGGGCATGAAAAACCACCGCAATACGCAGAAGATCAACCTGGGCAGCGGAGCGGGCGGCGCCAATATCGACCTCACCACCGCAACCCCGGCTCAGTTGCTGGCCTTCTTCGGCCCGACCGGACCGTTCGGCCTGACGGCTCGCCGCAACAAAGTTACCGCTTACGACAAGTTGTGGGTCAGCCCGGAAGTGTGGGCAAACATGGCGAAGCCGTATCTGGTAGACATCAACACCGGCACCAATGCCCTGTTGAGCGGAACCGTTCTGGATGCGATCAGCAAGTTCATTCCTGCGAAGTCCATCCAGATGTCCTACGCGCTGTCTGGCAATGAGTTCCTCGCCTATGAGCGTCGTCAGGACGTGATCTCACCGCTGGTCGGTATGGCCGTCGGCGTTGTCCCTCTGCCACGCCCGATGCCTCAGTCGAATTATAATTTCCAGATTATGAGCGCTGAGGGCTTGCAGATTAAGAAAGACGGCGAAGGCCTGTCCGGCGTGGTCTACGCCGCCAACCTGGCATAAGGAGATCGACATGGCTAAATACCAGGTAATCAAATCATGGCATGGCGTGAGCGTCGGTGATGTGGTTGAAATTGAGAAACTGCATCCGTCGCTGAAGCCTCATGTGATTAAGCTCTCTGATGCGGCTTTAACACCGGCGACGCCAGAGGCTGGCACGGATGTGAAATCCCGAAAAGAGATTATCGCAGCGCGCCTGACGGAGCTGGGTATCGAGTTTAAAGGCAACCTCGGGGCTGAAAAGCTCAGTGAGCTGTTGCCGGATGGCGAACTCGAAAAGCTTTTCCCTGCTGAATAACAGCCGCCGCCAAGGCGGTTTTTTTATGCCCCGCTCCGGCGGGGTGTTTCACGGAGTCGACAATGGTAACTCTCGAACAGGCTAAGGGGTATTTGCAAAGTCAGGGCGTTTCCATTCCCGATTTTGTTCTTCAGGCTCTCGTCGACCAGGCTAACAGCATTCAGGAGTGTCTCGATGCGCATTATCAGGCATCAGTCGCGCTGCTGATTCAGCTCTATCTGCTGGCGCTTATGGGCCTGGCGCAAGGTGACAAGTATATCAGCTCGCAGACTGGCCCTAATGGTGCGTCACGCTCATTCCGGTATCAGTCGTTTCCCGATCGATGGAAAGGGGCGCTGGCACTGTTGCGCGTCACCGATAAACACGGCTGCGCTAATGACCTCATCCCTCCAGACCCGACCAATACAGCTTTTGCTGGCATATGGATTGCCAGGGGTGGATGCATGTGTGGCGGGGGTCGGTAATGGCGTGGATATCGGTTAAGAAGCGGCTGCCGGAGCCTTTTGTCAAAGTCTGGGTGATGACCGACAGTGGTAAACGCGTTACCGGATACGTCAAAAGCAACGGTGACTGGTATCTGCTGTGCCGGAAGGTTGCGGCGGAGAATCCGGAGGTGATCCGGTGGGAGGATAACGGTGTCTGAAACAGCTGCATGGAGCTATACCAATGTTGCCACTGTTTACCCGCAAGTCTACGACGACTGGAACAGCACCTGGACAACCGGAACCCCCTACCTGATTGACTGCACCTGGACGGCAAACAATGAAGTTGCGGTAGATGCCAGCGGGAAAGAGTTCACCACGAACCTGATTTTCTTCACTGAACTGAATCGTAATGGCATCGATGCGACCATGCCGAAGCGCGACTGGTATATCGCCAGAGGTGATACAACATCTCAGGCCGATCCGCTGAAAGCTGGTGCAAACGTCATCAAGGCGGTGACGGAATGGGATATGTCATTCTTCGAAGAAGAACCAGACTACAAAATTCTGACGTGAGGGGATCATGCCCGTTAAAGGTATCAAGCGTGTTCAGATGAACACCCGCAAGGTGCTGAGTGATATCGCTGGCATCCGAACGGAGAAGGTTCTCTATGAAGTCATGAATGCCGGGGCCAACCATGCGGCGCTGATTACTCCGGTTGCGAAAACATCAGTTCTCATCAACAGCCAATACAAAAAACTCGAACCAATGCCATCAGGAATGATTGGGCGGGTGGGTTATACGGCTAACTATGCCGCCGCAGTTAATGCCGCAAGGGGCAAGCTGAAAGGCAAGCCAAGGCCAGACGGCAGCGGCAATTACTGGGATCCAGATGGCGAACCGGACTTCCTCCGCAAAGGCTTTGAGCGAGACGGCCTCAACGAGATTAAGGCCATCATCAAGCAAGGGTACAAAGTATGACGCGTAACGAGGTGTATGACTCACTGAGGGCGTGGTTGCAGTCGCATGGCTTTGATGTCGGCTACCGCGTCCAGAAACGCTTCTGGAACGAGCTGGAAGGTACTGAAGGGGAAAGATACCTTGTCATCCAGCAAAACGGTGGTGGCAAGCCAGAAGAAGCGATAACCCGCGATTATTTCCGCATCCTCCTCCTGTCAGGTCAGAACGACAGCGATATTAACCATGTTGAAGACCGCGCCGACGCCATCCGCCAGGCGATGATCGACGACTACAAAACCGAATGCATCATTTCGATGCAGCCAATAGGCGGCATCACCGCCATCCAGACCGAAGAAGGGCGTTACCTCTTCGATATTTCCTTTCAAACCATCATTTCCAGATAACACGGAGATAAATCACTATGGCGTGTGAATCGGGCGCTTTTACCGGGCGCGACGTCGTCGTTTATTACGCGATTGGATGCCCTGAAGTACAACCCACCGCCAGCGCTTACCGCCGACTCGGCATGATGCGCGGCAAAACAGTAAATGCAGAGTGGGAAACCGCAGATGCGACCGGCGACATGAGCGCTGCATTTACGCAAGAGAACCTCGTTACTTACAAGAACATTTCGTTCTCTGGTGACGGTGTGACCCGCAAAGAGGATGTTTATGCGCAGAACGCGCTTAAGCGTCACGTCTACAACCCGCCAGCAGAGACCAGCAACCAGCCGTATGTGTGGTTCAAAATCATCTCCCCTAACGATATCACCGAAGGTCCGTTCATGGTGACGTCATGGGGCGATGAAGCACCGCACGACGATGTCGCCACCTGGTCTATCGAAGCGTCCAGCGCAGGGCAGGTTGATGTTCGTGATGTTGGTGCGGTCATTACTATCACAGCTCAACCGCAGAATCGTACGCTGACCGTTGGTGATGCGCTGAACCTGTCGGTAGCTGCGACTGTGTCTGACAATTCAGCACTGACTTACCAGTGGAATAAGGGTGGTAGTGACATCTCTGGCGCAACATCAGCAACATTCACCAAAGCAAACGTGGCTGCCGGTGATGCCGGATCATACAGTTGTCAGGTGTCTTCCTCCACAGCGGGCAGCGTGACGTCCGGGTCTGCTACGGTTGTTGTCAACGCAGCGTGATATCAGGGGCTTCGGCCCCTTTTTTTTGAGAGGTTTCATGAAAGCAATAACCGATATCGGCCAGGCCGTTGTCCGCGCCAGTGGCAAAGAGGTATTCCTCAACCCTTCATTCCTCGCCATGTCTCGTATTGGGTCGCCGGAACAGATTGTTGATGCTTTCGTGAAGGTTCATGCCGGGCATTACCCGAAACACCGAATCTCCGATACTCAAATCATGAAGGCGGCCAATGCCCGATGCTTTGCTGAAATGGCAGCGTCGGCGGCAAACGTAGTCCGCCATTGCTCGGAGGGTGATGTTGCAGAGTTGATTGGTTCGTACTCGGTGAACGCGGCAGGGCGGCTGCTGTTCAAGCCTGGGGCTATCCCGATCGAGGATGTTATCCAGATTGCCCGCCACCTGATTCTGCATGGCGTAATGGGCGATCAGCCGCCGGAAGAGTTCGAAGGTAAGAAGGGCGAATACAGTGACAAATTCGATGTACGGTCATTCGTCTACACCGCTGTTGCTCACCTCGGCATGAGCGAGTCTGATGCCTGGAACATGACAATGACCAGCTTCCGCGCCGCCATGAATGCCAAGTTCCCGCAGAAAGAGAAAGCCAGAGTGCCAACCCAGGAGAAATACGACGAGGTCATGGACTGGGCGGAGCAAATGCTGGCTATCGACGCGCAACGGAACGGACCGCATTAATCTCCTTCGAAGCAACACAACCAGCCTCGCAATAGCGGGGCTTTTTTACACCTGCAATAAAACCAACGCGCTTCACACGCGCACGTTATAATCCTAGAGCCTACAGAAAGCGAGCCTGAGAGTTAGTTGTACTCTGGGGCGGCTATCTCTGTGTGACAGGCTCACTTTCTATAGGTAAACCTCATGCACTATCCAACCGTATCTGTAAACGGCGTATCCGTTCGTGTTGATGGCGAAGGGCGCTACAACCTCAATGATCTTCACGCTGCCGCAGTGGCTGAAGGCAAAGCCACGGAATCACAGAGGCCAAGTAACTTCATCAAAAGTGGGCAAATTAAAAAGTTTGCGCAAGAACTGACCAAAGCTACAAAAATAGCTTCGGTCAAGATTATCAAAGGTGGTGCTCAGCCTGGTATCTGGGGGTTAGAACTGGTGGCGATTCGCTATGCCGCATGGCTTAGTGTTGAATTCGAAATAAAAGTGTACCAAACCTTTCAGATGGTGATCCGAAACGGCATCAGTGCCATGTCCCGCCTGAACAAAATCGACCACATCATCAATACCGAAACCAAAGCGATCAGTCAGTGCGCCAGCCAGATGGCCCGGTGGGGAGTTGGCGGACGCAAAAAGCTACTCCATGCAGCGCGTGATCGCGTTGCTGATGAGGTGCAAATGTATTTGCCGGGTATTTACTGAGAAAAAGAAGCCGCCAGAAAACTGACGGCCATCAGAGATCCGCAATGGCGCGGAAAATCGGTGATAGAGCATTTGAAAACCACAAAGATTGAGGGGGTGGTTGTCGTTTACTCATTTAGTCTATGGCTATAGGATAATGCCTAAAATGGCGTAGAGGGATAAAGGAATGAAAAAACTACCAATTATTGCGATCTGCGTTGCACTCCTCGCTGGTTGCGCAGGAATCATGGAGAAACAGGAACCGATCTGTGAAGGTGTGGCAATGCTCGGCGGGCAAGATACCACCGTGCAGATTTACGGAGTTCGCAAAGTAGCCAACCAGACCCAGTATCGCGCCGGCTATCCGTTCAACTGGCAGTGGGTATCAAAGAACAATTTCTCCAGCACTACCTGCGACAAGAAGCCAGAGATTCGTAACGACCTTCCAACCAAATCTGCCTGATTGAAGCGCACATCCGAACCCGCTTAACTGCGGGTTTTGTCGTTGCGCCGATCCCTGCTGATTATTCCGTCAACTGGTGATAGGATTTGTCTCATCTTTTACTGATGGGGATAGGGATATGAAGAAGGCGCTTTTGTGGGCTTTAGTCATTGGAACATCGTTTTCTGCAAATGCTGGCGTAGAGAAATTCGGGTCGTGGATTACCAAGTCAGAGACAAATAAGATGACTGATCAGACTGACTTCGTGGCTATTAATACATCACCGGATATCTACAACAAAGCGGGTTCAAGTCGTGAGACAAGTCTCGTACTGCGTTGCAGTGACAATAAGACGGAAGTCTATTTATCGTTCAGCGACTATATGGGATCCGATAGCCCAAGAGTAACTATTCGACTCGATGGTGGAAAACCAGTTAAGAAGGCCTGGGGTGGTGGGGAGGGCGGTGATGCGGCATTTGCTCCGCAGCCAATACAATTTATAAAGGAATTGGCTAAACATAAAAAAGTAATATTTGGTTTTGAACCTTACGGAACCACGATGCAAGTAGTTGAATTTGACCTGTCAGAAACAGATAAAGTTATGGAAAATTTATCACAGGCTTGTAAGTGGAAATAAAAACACTGCCTTAATACAAACCCAGCGCTCGCTGGGTTTTTTTTGCCTGGAGAAAGTGAAATGACCCAGAACGTCGGTGATATTGAATATGTGATCAAAGCCGATACGGCACAGTTGCTGCGTGCTGATAAGCAGGTTGCGACTGTAACTGATAACATGGATGCAGGGTTTAAGAAGGCCGACAACTCCGCCTCCAAGATGTCCATGGCAATAAGTAAGGTTTCCGCAGCTATTTCTGTTGCTCTGATTGTTGAATGGGGAAGGGCTTTTCTGTCTGCCGCCGACTCCATGAATCAACTCAACGCGCGAATAGAGAGGCTTACTGGTAGCGCAGCGACAGCCTCGCAGACTATGCAGAATCTGATGCGCATCAGTTCGGCAACGGGTGGTTCGCTACAGGATACAGCAAAGCTGTGGGAGACTCTCAGCACGGCGTTGCGCGATACCGGAGCTACCAACGGCCAGATCATTCAGCTTACCGAAACACTTCAGAAAATCGGGCGTATTGGTGGATCCTCATCCGAGGAAATGGCGAATGCGCTGCGACAGTTTGGCCAGTCGATTTCATCTGGAGTTGTGCGGGCTGAGGAATTCAACTCCATCCTTGAGCAAATGCCGGAACTGGCGCGCCAGATTGCCGCCGGGATGGGTGTAAGCATCGGAGAGCTTCGCCAGCTGATGCTGGACGGGAAACTGACGGCAGAAGATGCTCTCAACGCCATTCAGAAGCAAACCAGTTCAGTGAATGCAGAGTTCGATAAACTTCCGCGTACGCTTTCTCAGGCCAATACCGCGCTGACAAACTCATTTCTTACTATGGTTGATGATATCAACCAGGCCACAGAGGCCAGTAACGGCATGGTTCTGGTTATAGATTCTCTTGCGGTTGCCATTGGCAGGCTTACCGGGCAGGCCGCCACAGCAAGTCAGCAAATAGCAGACCTCCGCTCTGAGGCTGAGATGTACGCCAGGCGAGCGCGGACATGGAGTTGGCTTGGTTTTGGTGACTGGCAGAAAGAGAACGAGGATAAATCAGCTCAACTGACAGCTGAAGCTTGGGAGAAGTCATCCAGGGCGGGGTGGGATGCAGCCCAAAAAGTAGCAAAAAATAGCAAGCCAATAACAATAAAAGCCACCATAGGGTCAGCAGAAAAAACAGGCATCAATAAGGCTAAAGCAAAGGGAAGCGCCGACGCCGCGGCCGAAGCAATATCAAAGCAACAGGCTGCACTATCCCGCCTCAACACCGGTTATGCCGAGGGTTCTTTGGAGCTGGCTCAATACGACGCCGTTGTTGCGCTAGGCAATAAAGCAACGGACGAGCAGATCGCCAAGGCAAGGTCTCAGGCCAAGGCGATATGGGAGGTGACCAACGCTATTAAGAACCGCGCTCAGGCAGAGCAGGCTAAGCGCTTTACCGATCAGGAGATTGCCGCCAACAAAACCACCCCTGACGCTGTTACCGGCGCTGTGCAAGACCCGACGGCTCAAATAGCGCTCCAGGAGCAGCAGAAGCTGGCGGCACTGCAACAGTACCAGCAAATGGGTGTTTTGAGCGTCCAGCAATACGAAGATGCCAAGACGGCCATTCAGGAGCAGGCAGCAAACGCCAGGAGGAAAATTGCTGTAGATGAGGCCAATGCACAAACTGAGGCGATAGGTTCCATTCTCGGCTCGGCATCGCAGGGCTTTGACAGCCTGGCGTCAATTATCGAAAACACGTCTGGAAAGAGCAGTGGTGCATATGTTGCCATGTTCGCTGCTGCAAAAGCATTCGCGATAGCGCAATCAACCCTGAGCCTTAACACGGCGATTATGCAGGCCATGGCGGATCCGACTGCTCTTACGCCAGCACAAAAAATGGCGAACTACGCAGCCATCGCCTCGGCCGGTGCTTCCCTGCTTTCGAATATTGCAAGTGTCACCATGAGTGGCGGTCGTCGCTACGGCGGTACGGTTTCTGCTGGTAACGCCTATCGTGTCAACGAGGATGGCCGTTCTGAAATCTTCCAGACCGCCGGGGGTCAGCAGGCATTCATCCCGAACCAGTCAGGAAAGATTATTCCTGCTGATAAGGTTGGAGGAGGCGGTGGGGTGGTGCAGCACATCACTTTCGAAATCAACACCACTGGCGGCATAGACGATGCGACCATGGCTAAGATGGCGCAGATGATGAAGCAGGTTAGCCTCAGCACCATTCGTGATCAGCAGCGCCCTAACGGGTTACTACGGAGGTCATAGTGCCAGAAGCATTCACATGGACACCACAGAAAGCATACTCCGTTGAGCGCACGCCGAATGTTGCCGTCGTTAAGCTCGGCGACGGTTACGAACAGCGACAGGTGAAGGGTATCAATCCACTGATGGATAAATACTCGCTCACCTTTCGCGGCGTCAGCGGCGTGTGCCGCAGTAACCCAGCTAAGGATGCAGAGGCATTCCTCAAAGCCAGGGGGGCGGTTGAATCGTTCTACTGGACGCCATCCGATACGGGAGTGCGGAAGCTGTTTGTCTGCCGCTCATGGAATATGACAAAGACCGGGCCGCTGTTTGAACTGACGGCCACTTTTGAACAGGTGCCAAGGTAATCTATTTGGCTTACAATAACCGAGTGGGATTCTGGAGAGATGCAGGTGCCGCTCTTTAGCAAGGGCGTGAAAGAAAGCGGAGGATAGCGACCTTCCCGGCCTGTAATTACCAGAAACCACGACTAATTTAGAGGGCTGCCTACGGGCGGCCTTTTTTTATGGGCGCAATATGCGAGACATACCATCAGGACTAATCATCGACAGTGTTGACGCCGGAGTTGGCGCGTTTATCGACCTGTTCGAGGCCGACCTGCAACCCTTTGGCGGAGACCTTATCCGGTTCCATTCCGGCACCAATGGATATTACGGAAATGTGATCTGGAAGGGGAATCAGTATCAGGCGTACCCGATAGCAGTGGAAGGATTCGAGTCAAAGAACGAAGGCACATATGCCCGCCCAACAATGGTGGTGGCGAACGTCACGGGTTTACTGACGGGCATAAACCATGACTTCGACGACATGCTTGGGGTGGTGATCACCCGCCGTCAGGTTCCGGTGAAATACCTGGACGCGGTGAACTTCCCCAATGGCAACCCTGACGCAGATCCGACGCAGGAAGCGGTTTCCCGCTACGTTGTTGAGGAGATGACGGAAGAGACGTTCGAGCAGGTGACCTACACGCTGGCGACACCGATTGACTGCGACAACGCTATCATCCCGGCGCGAACCATCCTTGCCGACGTCTGCCAGTGGCTGTATCGCGGCGTCGGGTGCGGATATGACGGGCCGCCGGTTGCAGATGAGCGCGACAATCCAACCACTGACCCGGCGAAAGATAAGTGCTCTCACCGCCGTAGCGGC